ATCTAATACTGGATTATTCTCAGCAAACGCTAGTGGAAACAGTGCAACATTATTAAAACACTCTGATGATTACACAAATACTTTCAAAAGTGGTGGTAGTGCAGGTACAGTAGGAAAATTTACTAGTAGATTCGCTGGAGGTTTAGGCAACAGTCTTAAAGTTTCAGTGTGTGCTTCTAGTGATGCTTACTTCAATAACAGTGCATCTCTAGTAAACAATGGGGCAGGTTACGCAATTGGTTCAACAGCAGTTGTTGTTGACAATGGCGCTCTGTTCATCGTTGGAGATATTATTAAGTTCGCAAATCAAAGTAATCATTATAAGGTTACTGCGGTTGCTACTCATACCTTAACAATCGAAGCTTTAAACCAACCTGCTGGCACAGGCCTAGTCGCTGCTGTCGTTGACAACGAAGCGGTAGACAGATGGTGGGAACATTACGCATTATTTGATAAATTACCAGGTACATCTGGTCATGCAACATTAATTGGGGCAGCAAATGATGAAATACATTTAGTCGTAGTAGACGAAGATGGTGCTATAACAGGAACTAAAGGGACAGTATTAGAGTCTCATGGTTTTGTTTCATTGGCTAGTGACGCTAACGATAGTGTTGGTAACTCTAATTATTATAGAGATGTAATCGAAAGAGATTCAAAATATGTTTATTGGTCAGGACACTCAACAGCAATGTTGGCAAGTGCTGCTGAACATAGAACAATGGCGACCGCAGTTGGTACTGCTTTCGCAAGACCGGCTTTACCTGAAGTATCTTCCTTAAGTGGTGGTGCAGATGGTAGGGCAAACCCAACAGTTTCACAAAAAACTGATGCATGGGATAAATTCTTTGCAGATGGCGAGTTAATCGACATATCATTCCTCATCGTAGGTTCAACATCTACTGATGGTGGGGGTGGTTCTGAGTCCGCACAAGATACAGTTGCAGACCATAACAGTCTAGTTAATTCTGCTATCTTAATTGCAGAATCAAGAAAAGATTGTTTAGCAGTTGCATCACCTAGAAGGGCTTCAGTAGTGAATGTCTCTTCTGAGTCGACTCAGTCAACGAATGTTAAAGCAGACTACACATCAGTAACTTCTAGTTCATATTGTGTTCTAGATAGTAGTTGGGTATACCAATACGAAAGATACAACGACAAATACTGTTGGATTCCAGGTAACGGACACACCGCAGGCCTCATGGCAAGAGCAGACTTACTGCAAGACCCATGGTATTCACCTGCTGGGTTCTCAAGAGGACAATACATGGGTATTACCAAACTTGCGTTTAATCCAAAACAGGCATCAAGAGATGATTTGTATCGTGCAAGAATTAACCCAATAGTCACATTTCCTGGACAAGGAACTGTGTTGTTTGGCGATAAGACTGCATTAAGTTCACCTTCTGCATTTGATAGAATCAATGTAAGAAGATTATTCATAGTCTTAGAAAAGGCAATATCAACTGCTGCTAAAGCGCAATTGTTTGAATTCAACGATTCATTTACAAGGGCAAGTTTTAGGGCTGCTGTAGAACCTTTCTTAAGAGATGTAAAAAACAGGAGAGGTTTAGTAGACTTTTCTGTAGTTTGTGACGAAACAAACAATACAGATGCTGTTCAAGATAGAAACGAATTCGTTTGTTCAATATTCTTGAAACCAACTAAATCAATTAACTACATAACTTTAAACTTTATCGCTGCTAAGAGTGGTGTTGAGTTTGAAGAAATTTACGGCGCAGTTTAAGGAGTATAAGTAAATGGCAAGTATAGACCAATTTAAAGCACAATTACTCGGCGGAGGCCCTAGAGCAAACCGTTTTAGAGTTTTTATACCTAGAACAGGTAGTAAGATTGAATTTTTATGTCAATCTACACAAATACCTGCTGCTACTGTAGGTGTAGTTGAACAACAGTTCCGAGGACATGTTTTGAAACTCGCAGGAGATAGAACATTCGAACCTTGGTCTGTGACAATTATTAATGATGTAGAATTTTCATCAAGAACTGCCTTAGAATCTTGGCAAACAGACATCCAAGAATTAGACAGTGGTGAAGGTATGACTTCATTAGACTACTTAGTAGACAGAGCATTTGTAGAACAATTAAATAAAGACGACTCAGTTCTTGCGAGATACGAATTTTTTAACATGTTTCCAACCTCAATAGGGGCCATTGACTTATCATATGAGACAGTCGATGCATTGGAGACCTTTGATGTTGAATTACAGTATTCTCATTGGGAAAGAGTCCTTTAATTTAGTGAATAACACCTCCTTTGAGGTGTTATAAATATTATTATGGAAATTTTTGGGTTTGAAATATCTCGTAAAAAAGACGAGTTAAGAGTAAAAGATGTGACAAAGAAGTCAGTGGCTTCATTTGTCCCACCTGTTGAGGACGATGGAACACCCATTATCCAACAATCGCCAGGTGGCTTCATATCAGGCGGAGCATATGGTTCCTACATAGATATGGAAGGCGGTATCAAGAATGAGGTCGCACTCATCCGAAGATACCGAGAAACATCTCTGGTTCCAGAATGTGATATTGCTATCGAAGATATAGTAAATGAATGTATAGTTTCAGATACCCAAGATAGAATAGTTTCATTAGACTTAAGAGATGTAGAATTGTCAGAGAGCATCAAAACTAAGATGCATGACGAGTTTAAGGGGATCCTCTCCTTAATGAAATTTCATCAAAATTCGCATGAACTATTCCGGAAGTGGTATGTTGACGGCAGGATTTATTTCCATAAAGTCGTTGACAGTAAGAGACCACAACAAGGTATGGTTGACATAAGAACTGTCGACCCCTTGAAAATCAAGAAGGTTAGAAATGTCGAGAAAGAGAAAGACCCTAAAACCAGAATTGATATAATAAAGAAAGTTGAAGAATTTTATGTCTTCAACGACAACGGTTTCGATAAAACTAGTGCCAGTGAAGGCACTACAGTAAAAATCGCACCAGAGGCAGTAAGTTATACAACTTCTGGTATGTTAGATTACACTAAGAATGTAGTCGTAGGTTATTTACACAAGGCATTGAAAACTGCGAACCAGTTATCAATGATGGAAGATGCACTTGTTATCTATAGGATATCAAGGGCACCAGAAAGAAGAATTTTCTACATTGATGTAGGAAACCTTCCGAAGGCAAAGGCAGAACAGTATCTTGCAGATACTATGAACAAGTATAGAAATAAACTTGTTTATAATGCAGATACAGGCGAAATCAAAGATGATAGACGCCACATGTCAATGCTAGAAGATTTTTGGTTACCTAGAAGAGAAGGTGGTCGAGGAACAGAGATTACAACTCTACCAGGTGGTCAGAATCTTGCAGAGATAGAAGATATAGAATACTTCAAGAAGAAGTTGTATCGTTCTCTAAATGTGCCTATCTCAAGGCTTGAAGCTGATACAGGTTTCAATATGGGTAGGGCATCTGAGATATCTAGAGATGAACTTAAGTTTAATAAGTTCACTAAGAGATTGCAGACTAAGTTTGCTAGACTCTTTACAGACTTGTTAAGAACTCAAATGATTCTTAAGAACCTAGTCTCGGGAGAAGAGTTCGATGCATTTAAAGATTTTATATATTATGATTTTGCGACAGATAATCACTTCCAAGAATTGAAAGAGGGAGAGATAATTAGAGAGAGATTAGATATTCTTTCACAGGCAGAATCATTTGTTGGTAAGTATTTTTCTGATGAGTATATCAGAAAACATATACTTCGTTTCTCAGAAGATGATATTGCTAGAATACAAGGCGAAATGGATTCTGAGGGACATAGTGATAACGAAGATGGAGATGGATTCTAATGTCAGAAATTAGTAATAAAATAGTAGACCAGATAGAAGCTGGTAAATTAAACGATGCGAAAGATACAATAAATCAAGGCATCAAACAAAAGGCTGCTGACGCTGTCGATATGAAAAGAGTCGAAATGTCAGTAGATTGGAACAATGGCGAAGACTTGGGAACAGATAACAACGATTCTGAATGAGGCAAAGTTTAAACTTCCTCGTGACCAGAAAGAAGTTAAAAAGTCTACAGAGAAAGTAGGTGGTAAAACGCTGGATGTTAGATTTGGCGAAGACAAACGAGGAAAGATTCATGTCTATATAGATGGAGTTTCTATGGGAGATCCATACAAAAACATGAAAGAAGCCGACAAAGAGATGAAGAATATTAAGAATGTGTTAAAACAAATGGGTGAAGAGAACATCTCAAAAGAAGAAATATTAGATGTCATACAGGAGACAAACACATGAAATTAATATCAGAATTTAACGATTATCAAATTTCGCCAATCATCGTTGAAGAAAACGAAAAGGGTGAAAAAGAACACTTTATCGAAGGAGTGTTCATGCAGTCAGAAATCAAAAACAGAAATGGTCGTGTATATCCCAAAGCGGTCATGGCAAAAGAAGTAAACCGATATGTTAAAGAGTTTGTCAAGAAAGATAGAGCATTCGGTGAGTTAGGACATCCTGACGGTCCAACAATCAATTTAGACAAAGTCTCTCACATGATTACCAAACTAGAAGAAGATGGTAATAACTTCATGGGGAGAGCAAAGATTTTATCAACACCAAACGGTCAAATAGTTAAGAATTTGATTAATGACGGTGCAAAACTAGGAGTTTCATCACGAGGTTTAGGTTCACTTGAACAACGAGGCGGCGCTCAATATGTTAAAGACGATTTTCAGCTGGCAACGGCCGCTGACATCGTTGCAGACCCTAGTGCTCCAGAGGCTTTCGTAGAAGGCATCATGGAAGGAGTAGAGTGGGTCTATGAATCTGGTATTCTTAAAGCACAAGACGCCGAACAAATGCAGAAAGATTTAAAATCTGCAAGGCTTAATAAACTTGAAGAAACCAAATTAATTTTATGGAAGAAGTTCGTAGAGAACCTATAATATATAAATAAAAGAGTTAAGCTAAAACTCAAACAGGAGAAACAAATGGCAGATTTAGAAAAAAACCTAGAACAGGCAATAGAAGAGGCTCTTCAGCCAGATTCTAAAGCTCAAAAAGGTGACTCAAAACCTGTTAAGCAAGGTTCATCCGATGCCGCTAAAATTGAAAGTGGTAAAGGTGAAGTCGTCAAACCAGAAGAAAATCCTGTTGACAAAGCAGTTGCTTCAGTCAAAAGTGCAGAAAAAGGAACCAAAGAAGTTAAGGGCGATGCCCAACAGAAAGGTTCTTCTGCAAAAGAGAAGCAACCTAAGTTGAAAGCAGTTAAAGAAGGTGAAGAAACTGATAGTGATAAAGCTATCTCAGAAGACGCTCCAACTAAAATGCAGAATATCAAGGCTATGGTCAACACTATGAAGGATATGAGTAAAGAAGACCTACAGACAATGTATGCAGAAATGGTACAGTCTGAGGACAAAGATACTCAAGAGGTTGACGAATCCTTGACTAAAGCAGAAATCGCAAGAAACATCGTTGAATTCTTAAAGGGTTCAGACGAAGAAACAGTTGCGGAAACTTATTCGAAACTTGAAGAAAAAGTAGCGAAAGAAGAAGACGAAGACGAAGAAGACGGCGAAGATGAAGATGATGAAGACGAAGATGACGATGATGTCAAAGAGTCTACTAAAATCGAATCAGAACTAGTTGAGATTGAAATAGAAGACGACCTAGAAAAAATCTCAGAAGCGCTTGAACTATCAGAAGAAAATTCTGAGAAAGCAAGAACTATCTTTAAGGCTGCAGTCACTTCAAAAGTTGCAGAAATCAAAGAAGAATTAGATTCAACTTATTCAGAGAATTTAAAAACCTCAGTAGAGAAAGTTAAAGGCGACCTATCGGAAGCAGTTGACAAGTATCTATCCTATTGTGCAGAAGAGTGGACGAAAGAAAACGAACTTGCAATCGAAAGGGGTTTGAGGTCAGAAATGACAGATAACTTTATCGATGGACTGAAAACATTGTTCGTAGAACATTATGTTGAAGTTCCCGAAGATAAGTATAATGTTATTGATGAACTCGCAAATCGTCTTGATGATATGGAAGAAAAACTCGACAGCGAAGTATCTAAAAATATGGAAGTTGTCGCAGAAAACGACCAGCTCAAAAGAGGCAATGTGATTAGAGAGGCATGTAATGACCTAACTGAATCACAAACAGAGAAGATGGTTTCCCTTGCAGAAGGTGTAGACTTCACAAGTGCTGAAGACTTTAGTGATAAAGTTGAAGAACTTAAGAATGCTTACTTTCCAAAAGACGAAAACATCGCAGAAGATACTATAGTAGAAGAAGGAACTGGTGATTTCTCATCTGATTCAGAAGAGAGAATTATCGATCCTACTATGAACCAGTATTCGACTGCAATTAGTAAACTACAACCATTAGGTTAAGTTTAATACTTAAACAATAACCATTAGGTTAAATTTAAAGGAAACAAAAATGTTTTTATCAGAAAATTTACAAGAAAAGTGGAGCCCTATTCTAGAGCACTCCGATTTACCTAAAATCGAAGACAACTACAAAAGAGCCGTCACTGCTGTAATCTTAGAAAACCAAGAAAAGGCACTTGCAGAAGACCGCCAAACTCTTGAAGAAGCAGCACCTTTAAATGCTACTGGCACTGGAATTAGTAATTGGGATCCTATCCTAATTTCACTAGTTCGAAGAGCTATGCCAAATCTCGTTGCTTACGACATTTGTGGTGTTCAACCAATGACTGGTCCTACAGGACTTATCTTCGCTATGAAAGCAAGATACCAAGATTACCCTTCAGGTACAAGATTAGCAAATTCTGAAGCTATGGGTGTTAATGAGCCTCGAACAGCTCATTCAGCCGCAGCTAATACAGACAACGCTGGTGTTGATGCCGATCCAGAAGGTGATCCATTTGCCGGTGGTAGTGCGTATCAAAATGCAACTACAACTGGTATGAGCACAGCTACATCAGAAGCACTAGGCGATGCCGCTAATAACGCATTTGCTGAAATGTCTTTCACTATTGAGAAATCAACTGTGACTGCTGTATCCAGAGCATTAAAAGCCGAATACACTCTAGAACTTGCACAAGACCTTAAAGCAATCCACGGTCTTGACGCTGAATCAGAGTTAGCAAACATTCTTTCAAGTGAAATACTTGCAGAGATTAACAGAGAAGTTGTAAGAGAAGTAAACAACCAAGCAAAAACTGGTGCCGCTGGCACAGCTGTTGCTGGTACTTTCAACTTAGATGTTGACGCTAACGGAAGATGGTCAGTTGAGAAGTTCAAAGGTTTATTGTTCCAAATCGAAAGAGAATCAAACACAATTGCAAAAGAAACTAGGCGTGGAAAAGGTAACTTTATCCTTTGCTCAAGTGATGTTGCATCTGCTCTTTCAATGGCAGGCGTATTAGATTACGCTCCAGCACTATCAACTAACTTGAATGTTGATGACACAGGCAATACATTTGCAGGTGTTCTTAACGGCCGAGTTAAAGTGTATGTTGACCCTTATGCAGGCGCTGACTACATGACAGTTGGTTACAGAGGTACTAATCCTTATGACGCTGGTATGTTCTATTGTCCATATGTTCCACTTCAAATGGTGAGAGCAGTTGGCGAGAACACTTTCCAACCGAAAATCGGATTCAAAACAAGATACGGAATGGTTTCAAACCCATTCGTAGGTGCTACACCTGCTAACGGTCTTGCTTCCGATGGAACTAACCAATATTACAGAAAAATCGCAGTAAGCAATATTCTGTAATTAGAATTTCAGGTAACTGAAACTCAGTTCGAGTCTAAAAGGGGTCTTTCGAGACCCCTTTTTTTATGCACTAAATATAAAGTATCATTAAGATACAGACATAACACACACATACACACAGGAGGAAATTATGTCA